CGAAGTTGGTCTCCCGGAACTGACACCTGGCCTCGAATTTGCTTCCCGTGGTTTAGGTGCAGTTTCTGGTTACATGGGTCGCGGAATGTACACCGGAGTGAAGCGGGGTAACCAGCTTATTTCCGGTGGTGTCTCCAACACCCCGGTCATGCAGTCCAGCGGTTACGATGGATCTCTTATTGTGAGCCATCGCGAACTCGTTCAGGAGATTTACGGCGCTGGCACCGTCGGCGCTACCTCCCCATCCGGGTTTGAAGTCACAACGTTGACTGTGAACCCCGGCCTGGAACGAGTGTTTCCGTGGTTGTCGCAGCTTGCTGCCAACTTCGAGGAATATGAGATTCACCAGTGTGTCTTTGAATACCAAGGCAGGAAGATGGTCGGCACGACCGATGAACTGACTATTCACGGTACCGTGACTGCGGCGCATAAGTTCAACTTCAAGGCGCAGGAGTTCCAGGACAAGCATGAGATGCAGAGCTATCCTCATGCCAACCAGACGCAGGCTCACCAGAGCCTCGCGCATGGTGTCGAAGCCGACCCTAGCAAGATTGTCGGGGACGGTCATAAGTTTGTCCGTCTCGGCGGACTACTCGCCACGGACGATCAGCGTGATTTTGATCACTGCACTTTCAGCCTTGCGCAAAGCAACATTCCTGCTGAGCTCGCCTCGAAGGAAATCGGATGTTTGTATGTTGCGTACACCGTGAAGCTGATGAAGCCCAAGCTTCATGCTAACAGGGGTCTGGCTATTAAGTCGTTCAGGGCAGTTTGTGGAGGTACCACTGGAGCAACTCCTCTTGGATCACTATATGATACTCGTGGTGATGGCACCACGGCAAATCAATTAGCTCCTCACGCTAAGAACACACTTGATTTGAAAGTAACCCCCAGTAGCACGGGAAATTCATTCACGTTTCCTGCTAATGCTAGTGGTGTATACAAGGTTACAGTCCGAGTGGAAAGCGTAGGAGGCTACCCTTTAACAATTACTGATTTTGGTAACAATGGGTTTGGGCAAACTTCGGATGCTACTGATCTACTTACTTGGACCTCTCCTAGCATTGAGTCAGTCAATGCTATGTTTGGTGTAGGCCAAAGTGCTAATCCTACTACTACTTCTGCAGCAGCGGGCGACGCTAACGTTGCTGCTGGTGGTTATTCTTCTACCATTTACAACTTTATGCTTGAAGTTGTTCTTAAGATCAGGCCCCAGATTGGCGATCTGACCAACACGTTTTCACTGAAAACGAATATTTTTACTGGTGACACGTCGCAATCAGCTATTGATGTTACGGAGTATAATACCTTTGGCGAGGCTGTGCCTACTATTGGCCGCTGAATGCCTGGCAGGGCGTTAGGTGGCCTGCCTGCGCCTGAGCCAGGAGCAGTAGGCACAGGGCCAGTGTATGTGGCACCAGATCCAGATCCAGATCCAGATCCAGATCCAGATCCAGATCCAGACCCAGACCCAGATCCACCCTCAACATCAGGTTTATGTTGTGATCACAGTACTCTTTCAATCACAGGTTTACCAATACAAGTTGGTAATCTGTCATCACCAGATACATATCCTGCTAACCAAAGGAGATTAGGCGGATGGTACCAGAATGTAGGAGGTTTTATATTAAGCAACAATGCCACTGGTATTGGAGGGTATCCAGGCGTATCCCATTCAATACCATATGGAAATATAACAACATCTGCACAGAGAACTGCAGGTGTAATGTTTAAGGTGGTTGCAAAAACAAACATTCGAATTACAGATTTTAAAGTTCATTTGTGGGATAATGCTGGTTCACAATTAACGTTATACAGATACAATCAATGTACAGTTGGATCAGTCACAGATCCATACACAAATGGCGATATGTTTAATGCAACGAAATGGACTGCTTGTGGTGGGTACAACAACAACCCTCGCAACTCTACATTGAAACATAGCATTGATGGCGATCTCGTTTCGCTTTCAATTGCGAATTACGGTGATATTTGCACTGGTCAGACTGCAACATTTTACATTACTAGCAAGGGTAATCCATCATCTAGTGGAGAAATTTTCCTTATGCAGGAACAATCTGGCATTAATAGTGACCAAGTTGTATACATAAGTGATTCAAATTTGGATTTTGGATACACTCGTGGCATTGATTCTAACATTTCAACAAGTAATCCATTCGATTCAACAATCATTGGAAACTTTACACGAAATGTAAAAGCAGACTTCATGTTTGGTATTATCGCACACGCGATGACGTAACATTATTAACAGCACAATGACGCAAAATGAGGACATGACGAGTGCTAGTTTCGAGC